ATACCATTTACAGAAAAAGGTAAGATTTATTCTATTATTGGAACAAAGTCAGAAGGTGTAATTGGTATGTTTGGTTCTGTACCATCAAAAGAAAAAGGCTATGGAGTAGTCTGGTTATTATCTAGTGAGGATTTATTTAAACATATTAAACAGTTTATTAAAGAGTGTCCTAAATGGGTAAACGAGATGAGTAAAGATTATGAGTACGTCTACAATTTTGTAGATGAAAGAAATTGGAAAAGTTTAAAGTGGTTACAATTTTTAGGATTTGAACCTAAAACAAAAATAGGAGATTTTGGTATCGGTAAGATGCCATTTTTATTAATGATGAAAGAGGTAAATAATTAATGTGTGATGTTCAAGCGGCACTTCAGGTAGCAGGAGCAGTTGTAGCTCATAGACAAAAGAAAGCTGACAATAAAGCTATTAGAAGAGACCAAGAGACAACTAGAAGGAACGCAGATAAAGCATATTTACACGACATGGTTAAAATTGACCAAGAGAAAGTAAATGCCGATATGGAAAAAACATTAGCAGAAATTAAAACTAAAGCTAAAAGAGATGGTGAAATTGCACAAAAACAAAATTTAGGTAATGCTAACAATACAAAAATTGTACAATCTATTGGTGCTTTATATGATGAAGATTGGGTCGATATAACTAGAGGTTATGATAAAGACATTCAATTATTTCAAAACCAACAATCAGAAGCATTCGCTAATCAAGCAAAAACTTATAACAGTTTAAAACCACCTACAGACCCATCAAGAACTGGATTAATGCTAGAAGTAGCTACTGCGGCTAATGGCGGTTATCAACGAAGTCAAACTAACGCAGACCCAAAAAAGGATAATTAATGGCTAAATATCAAAGACAAGGAACAAATAAATATTATGGTGCAGGTAATGCAGGGTATGTATCTAGTGGTAGCAGTGTTGATGGTCTAGCTAAATCACTTACAAACGCAGGTTATCAAATTGGTAAAGCAGAAAGTTTAAGAATTGATAGAAAAAAAGATAAAGCTATTGCAAAGATAGATGAACTATATGCCAATGGTAAATCATTTGAAACTATACAAGCAGAGATTATTTCAGGTAAACACCCAGAGTTAACTGGTAAATACATTGATGCCACTACAAACTACCACGCAGGTAGAGTTAAAGCACATGAAACAATTAAAAATATTGAGGCTAATAAAGATAAATACGATATTAGAAACCAAGAGATGACATTAGATGTTTTCTATAAAGATTACATGCCTGATACTAAATCAATGGACAGCTCTACGTTATTGGGGTTTACGTCACAATTTAATAAATATAGAGCAAGAGATGCGTTAGTAGATGCAGAAAACAGAGCTTCATATAACACAGAAAAAAAGATTACTGATGGTGTTGGATTACTAGATGATATTGCTACAGAAAATTTAAAGACTGAATTAGCACCTTTTATTGAAGGGTTGCAAATTTCAGTACCTAATAGTGATGGGTCATCTAAAACAAATTTGCTACACACCAATGCCGAAACATTAGCAATCGTTAAAAGAAGTATTCTTGATACTATCGCTAATGCAACAACAGAAGAAGATTTAGATAGAGCAGAAATATTAATGAATACTAATTTAGGTTACAGTAAAAATGGTTCTGCTGTAGGAACAATAGGTTCAAGAAAATCTAAAGATGTTATTGCTATTCAAGATGAGCTTACTAAAAAAAGAAGAGAATTAATAATTAACGATAGGCAAGAAGAAGAATATCAGAGAAACAAACGTGTAGATGAAATATTTGCTGAAATGTATGCAGATGTAGAAGAGACAACTGCTGATGGTACTTTTACAAGGAAAAAAACTCACGCAGAACAGATGCTTTTAAGAGACGAGTTAGAAGCTATGGGTGATTATGCGGCAGTTGCAAATCTTGATAAAGCAAGGACAGCTAATGCCTACGTTGATAATGACCCTGAAATTTTAAATCAATTTGTAGAAAAAATATATAATGATGATTTTGTTGATATAGATGAAATGAAAGCTGAATTTAATAAAACAGATGCTGACCCTAGAAAATTAGGTGAAATGTTACAGCATTATGGAAACTCTGAAAAAGATGACAATAGAACACTACACTCTACTAATATTGAATACGTTGCAGGTTCTAAATCTATTTTAGATATTATTGAAGCAAAATTAAATTTACTTGATGACAGTGTTAAAGATGTCAGAAAATCTTTAGATATTCCTGTAATAGAAAGACATATAAAAAGAGAAATTTATGATTTTGAATTAGATTATTTTAAACAAAATGGACGTAAAAAACCTACTAATGATGAAAGAGAAGCGTTTATGATTAAATTGGAAAAATATCTAACAAAAGTGTATAATATAGTTCCTGCAAATACTCCAAAATTAGAGACTTTTGACACACAAACAGAAAATGAAATTACGGCAGGTTTTGATGAAGTTGATAGACAAACAGGTGTTGAAGAACAAGAAGTCAAAAATAATACTGTAATTGCAACTGGAGAAGATGGAAGCTCAATTACTTTAGGAAACTATGTAGACACCATTATGTCTAATCTTGATACAATAGAAGCTCCTAGCATTAGACAACCGGTCTTAACAGGAGTTATTAAAGCTACTAAAGATAAAACTGCGGAAGAAGTAGCATTTGAAAAATTACAACTTCCAACTATTGAAAGATATATCAAATCTATAATGGGAGATAATTTTACCCAAGCAAATATAGATTTAATGGATAGAAAAACTAGAGATACCCTTGTGGAACAAGTTGCTAAAAATCTAAACATGACTACAGGCAATAGACAAGATGATATTAAAATATATCAACAAATAAGCGGAATATTTCAAACTTTAATAGGAGAATAGTGAATGGCAAGTTTTAGTTCATACGATACCCCCACAACAACTGAAGAACAAACTATTGTTGAAAATAATTATAAAGTGCCAGAAATTGCTACAAACGAAACTGACGCTTTAGAACAAATACAAACTCCAGAATTTTACAGCACATTAAAAAGTTATTATTCATATAGAGAGAATGATAAATCTTTTAACAAAATGTCTCATGCAGATTTGTTAGACTATTTTTATGAAGACAGGTCTTGGAGAAACAATAACACTGTCTCTATGGGTATGGATTTGTCTAATGTTATGGGTGAAGATAATGAAGAAAGATTAAAAGAGTTTGCGTATATATCACAAACTTATGAAAATTTACCATCATTTTGGAATGACCCAAACAGAAGTTTTGGTTCGTGGTTAGTTGATAATGGAGGAGCAATGATAGCTGACCCAGTAAACCTAGTAGGTTTTGGTGTTGGTGGTCAGGTTGCAAAACAAGGATATAAACAAACACTTCGTATTGCTTTAAAAGATAAAATAGCAGGTGAATTAAATGAAAGAGCATTAAAAGAAGTAGCTAAACAAACACAAAAACAAGCATTAGGTAAAGCTATTGTAAAAGGTGGATTGTATGAAGGTGCAGTAAATACTGTTATTGCAGGAGGGCAGGACGCACTATTACAAACAACTAATATAGAAGCAGGTATTCAAGATAAATATAATTATGGAAGAAGTGCTATTGCGTCCGCCGCAGGTTTTGGTTTTGGAACATTGTTTGGTTCAGCTTTTTCAGCAGGTGCTTTTAAAATGACAACTAATTCTTTAACAAAAAAAGGTGTTAAAAAGTTATTAGAAATAGAAGCAAAGGGTCAAAGTAATATATCAGGTGCAAGATTATTTGATGAATTAATGCCTAATGAAACAACAAAAACATTAAGAAATAAACCACCTACAAAAACCACAAAAGAATATATCAATAAATTAGAAACCGATAAAATAACTCCTGAAGATAAACCCGCAGGTAAAAACGAACTTCCTATAAATTTAACAAAACAACGTGGTAAATATGAAGCGTTTGTAAAAAATAAAACAGAAGAAGTAAAAGAAAAAATTAAAAAAAAAGTAATAACTAGAGAACAAATGGTTAATGAAGTTGTTACTATGTTTGGACAAGATAGAAAAAAATTTGAAGCAATGGCAGATGATATGGCTAACAGCGAAGCATTTGTTAAAGCCTACGCTACAGTTATTGCACAAGCAGATGACATAAGAAGTGATTTTGATATGATAGGAGCATTGTCTACAGAATTAAATCAAAGAATAGATTTAGCACCAGATGAAATAACTTTAATGTTAAACAAAATTGAAACTGTAGAGCAAAGATTAGATAAAACCATTGTTCGTAAAAAGAAATCAGGTGAAAACATTGCAAGGGCTTTACAAGCAGGTAATGTAGACGCTGACGCTACAAGGGCGGCAGAACTTATTGCTAACCCTGAAGACCCTAAAATGATTGCTTTAAAAAGAGGAACACCAGAACAAAGATTAGAGTTTTATAAAACTGTCGGTAAGTTATCAGATAGAGACCAAATTATCAGAGCTTTACAATATGCAAAAGATGTAGACAAGTGGGATATTGCAACTGAATTTGTAAACAATAACCTTTTATCATCACCAGATACACACATACTTAACATTGTATCAGGTTTAGTCCAAACACAATGGAAACCTGCAACAATGGCATTAAGAGGTGTTAATATGTTTTTTAGAGATAAAGAACGAGCAGGTGTTATTATGAGAGAAGCTCTGCAAACATATTTATATCAGTATGCTTTTATTGGTCATGCTTTAAAAAGAGCCAGTAAATCATTTGTTGAAGGTAGAGCTATTTTAGACAGTAGACAAATGAAACACGACAGCACTATGAGACAAGGACAGCTTCAAGATTTATTTGATGCTTGGGGTGAAACGATAACTGACCTTGTGGGTTTAGATGGGACAAGGTTAGGTAAAGCTGTTACAGGTGCTTTTAAAGGGACTGGTAGAATTGTGTCAGCACCTATGAGAGTTTTATCAGCAGGAGATGAATTTCTTAAATCTATGATGTTTAAGGCTAGAATGACATCTTTAATTAATTCAAGAATACTAAAAGAAAATCCAGAATTTGATAATAAGTTTTATAAATTATCTAAAGATAGAAAATTAGGTTTAACAGATATCACTTACGCCGATAAATATAAAAAAAGAGCAAAAGAAATTGAAGCAGAATATATTAATAAAAATGGTTCAGCCGTAGAAGTCGCCAAAACTGTTGATGCTCAATTAAATGCACCTTTACATTCAGCTCGTGAATTATCTTACACTCAAAGTCCTGCTCAAGTAAACCCAAATACAGGAGCATTAGAAGATAAACTTACTGGTAGTCTTTTAAGAATTGCTACAAAACACAAATCATTAAGATTATTAGGTCTTCACTTTGTAAACACTCCATCAAACTTATTAAGATGGTCAGCACAACATTTACCTTTTCTTGGTAGATTTCAATTTCAAATGGCTCACATGTTAGCAGAGAAAAGATTAGGTAATGGTAAATTTAGAAGTGAAATTGCTAGAGGATTAAATCCATTTAGAAAAAAAGATTATATTAATCCTGAAGCGGCGGCAGAAGCAAAAGCTAGAATACAAATGGGGTGGGCTTTGTGGGGAAGTGCTGTGTATTTAGCAATGTCTGGTAAAATTGTAGGTGGCGGAGATATTAATTATAAAAAACAAAAAGACAAAGAAGCTAACACTGGGGAACAGCCTTATTCATATAAAACAAAAGATGGTCGTTATATTTCATTAAACAGATTAGACCCTATAATGATGCCGTTTTTTATTGCGGCAGATTTAATTGCCTTATTAAATAAAAATTTAGAAACTACAGATGATTTAGACCCAGTAGTAGAAAAAGATACAACTGAATTAATCATGGGTGTAGTAGCAACCCTTACCAGAAATATCACATCTAAATTTTACACTAAAAATATTTTAGAAGTAATACACATGATGACTTCAGATGACATCATGTTTTCTAAAAAACCAGAAAGATTTGGTTCACAAGTTCTTTCACAGTTTGCTTATAAAGCATTTCCTTTATCAGGAGGTTTAAGATATGTCGATAGAGTTAATGATGAGTGGGAAAGAGAGCTATATACCTTGTCTGATAGACTGTTAACATTAAATCCTTTTGACAGTAAAACGGCAGTTATGCCTAAAAGAAATATGTTTGGAGAAAAGATTAATAGAAAAAATGGTTGGTTATTTGGATTAGGTGGAGAAAGTGGTTTATGGTCTTCACCATTTGCAATGACTAATTTTAAAAATACAAAAACAGCTCAATTTATTAGAGAAAGAGATTTTAAATATAGACACCCACAACAAAGCATTAGAGTTAAAGGTGATACTACTTCTATAAATTTAAAAGATTTAAGAAATAATAAAAATCAAACAGCTTACGATAGAATGCTTGAAATTAAAAACAATACTAAAGTAGATGCTAATGGTGTTATTATTTTTGATACTAACTTTAAAGGAAAACAATATACTTTAGCTGAATATGTTGAAAAAATGATATTAGACCCAAACAGTCCAATATATTTTCACCCATCTGGAACAATCAATGGTAAAGATAAACAAGCTCAAGTTATTATTGATTTTGTACATAAAATTGACAGATTTTCAAAAAGACAAATGATGAAAGAGTTTCCTGAATTTGCAAAAAGAAAAAAAGATTTATTTGAAAATAAAGCAAGAAAATACAATGAGCATTATAAAACCCTAGAAACCCTAGCAAATAACTAAACTTACACTTTTAGTAAAACCCAATCAAATATTAAGGAAAATCATACATGGCAAATAGTTTTGTACGTTATACAGGCGATAACAGTACAACATCTTATTCTATACCTTTTAGCTATAGAGCCACAAGTGACCTTACAGTTACTCTATCAGGAGTAGCTACTACAGCTTTTAGCTTAAATAGTGCAGGAACTACCCTTACTTTTAACTCTGCACCTGCTCAAGATGCGGCTATTGAGATTAGAAGAAGAACATCACAGACTACTAAATTAGTAGACTATGCTTCTGGGTCAGTCCTTACAGAGAGTGATTTAGATACAGATAGTGACCAAGCGTTCTTTATGTCACAAGAAGCTATTGATGATGCAGGTGATGTAATTAAATTATCAAATGTAAACTTTCAGTGGGACATACAAAATAAAAGACTTACAAATGTAGCAGACCCAGTAAATAATACTGATGGTGTTAACAAACAATTTATATCTACAAATTTACCAAATATTACAACAGTATCAGGCATTAGTTCTGACGTTACTACAGTTGCAGGTATTGCATCTAATGTAACAGCAGTAGCTAGTGATGCTACCGATATTG